ATAAATACGATGGCATTACTGACCGAAATTATGGTAGATACTGAGTGGAAGAAATGAAGTGTGTAATTTATGATTATGAAACGTTAAGTCAAAATGCTTTCAATGGTGTTGTATTATCTGTTGCTGGAATTGCATATGATGAAGACCGTTTCTTAACCAACCCATACACCTATGAAGGACTACTCGATAGTTGTGAGTATGTCAAGTTTGATGTCAAAGACCAAGTTAAGTATGGTCGTAAGGTTGAGAAAGGTTCGTTAGATTGGTGGAAGTCGCAGTCTAAATATGCTCAAAAGCAATTGATGCCATCTGATAATGATGTTCCGATTTCCGAATTACTTCCCTTCTTAGAAAGACTCAACATAGCAACTGCTAAGAAAGTATTCACACGAGGTAACTCATTCGATCCAGTATTCACACGATCTTTATGCGATAGTCTAGGAATAGAAGATCCAACTCCATGGTGGACCATCAGGGACGTACGATCTTATGTGGACGGTTTCACTTATGGAACGGACATTAACCACGACTTCATTCCCAAAGACCTTGTTGATAAGTTTGTACAGCACGATCCATCACATGACGTAGCAATGGACGTGATGAGAATGCAATTTCTAATCAGGACAATATATGGCAAAGACTAATCCGTTTGACTTCACCAATTCAATCAATACTTCTAAGAAGAATTTGATGAGGAAAACTGACAACGATGTACTTGCTGAGAAATCATACAGTCCATTCCTAACTAATCGTGCCTTGTCATATCATAATGATACAGTTGCTATTGCTAATGAGATGAACATCAGGCACTTCACGGATAAACGTTTACAGTATGAATTCTTATTGAATATTGTACGTCCAAAGAAAAGATATGCTAAGTGGTCTAAGAAAGAGAAGGGTGGAGATGTAGATGTTGTCAAAGAATATTTCAAATACAATGACATCAAAGCAAGACAAGCATTAACGATATTGACTAAGGAACAATTGGTCGAGATTAGACAGAAGTTGGAGAAGGGTGGTAAAGGTTAATTATTATAAATATTCTAAATAATCAATTAATTATGAGATCCAAAAATGATAGATACAATGATAGAAGTCACAATTGCGAAAGAAGATGACTTCTTAAAGATTAGAGAAACACTTACTCGCATAGGTGTATCATCTCAAAAGAATAAAACAATATACCAATCCTGCCATATTCTACATAAGAAAGGCAAGTATTATATCACACACTTCAAAGAGTTATTTGCCTTAGATGGTAAACCTAGCAACTTCGGTGATGAAGACAGAGGTCGTAGAAATACAATTGCTAATCTTCTTGCAGAATGGGGTTTGGTAACTCTCGTTGACAATGAGAAGAGCAAAGATCCAGTAGCACCTCTAAGTCAAATCAAAATCCTTCCGTATAAAGAAAAACGTGAATGGAACCTAGAACCTAAGTATAATTTAGGAAAGTCGTTTTAATCTCCTAAAAACTTTACTTTAATGCCTTTCCAGAGTATAATAAAGGTAACGGACAAGTATAAATAAACTGAACATTCCTGATAAGGGAAATGTCCGTGACGACATTAAACTATTTTTAATAACAAGAGGTAAGAAATATGTTAGATAAAATTAATGGTTGGATTAAAGCAGGTACTGAAACAGGTGTAGCATTAATCGCATTCGCGATTGTATTACAGGTGATTTTCGGTGGAACGGTTCCATTTGTAGGTGGTGATATTATTGCTACAATTACTGGTATCGTATCACAACTTGGTGCTCAAGGTCTAGTAGGTCTTGTAGCTGCTGCAGTACTATATAAGTTATTCAGTAAGTAATAACTGTGTGAATATCCGTTGATGAGTATAGACTCCTTCGGGTCAGTTTAGTAGTTTTCTGTATAAACTCAAAAACTACGAACCACTTTCGGATTGCAGATATGCGGTCGCTATAATGGGAAATAAGGACTGACTAAAGTCGGTCGAGTGTTCCCACCAAATTTGGTAATTTATTACCATTTACTCTTTATTGGAGTTATGATGGACACGAGTTCAATTCTCGTCGACTCCACCAATGAAGGCATTACATCCTCCCCCACTGTAGTGTCTTCTTTGATGGGGTTGCTAGGTTTCGACATGGTAACAGAAGGTTTAGAGTCGTAAGACAAAGTAAACGCAAATGACGATTACGCATTACTTGCTGCCTAATAGGTGAGTGAGTTGAGGAATTAGGCAGGTTCATCCTTATAACCAAATGAACCTCCACCAAATTATTGCAGGGTAATTCAGTCGGGTAGAAATCCAGGCTCATAACCTGGAAGTCCTTGGTTCAAATCCAAGTCCTGCTACCAAATTTGCCATGAGGCAGATGATGACGAGTTGCTCAATAGAGGACTCATTTTATAACTCGCTTAATATAAGGAGAAACATATGACTACAAGTGCATATAACTTCCCGAGAGATCTATTCTTGGGATTCGATAGTTTGTTTGATAATCTATATCAATACAATGACAATCAACAATCAAAACAAACCTACCCACCATATAACGTGGTAAAGAAAGATGATAATCATTATCTAATTGAGATCGCTGTCGCAGGATTTAAATCTGAGGATATTGACTTAACTTTGGAAAAGGGTGTCTTGACAGTAGAGGGTGATAAGAAACTTAAAGATGAAACAACAGAATATATCAGACAAGGTATTTCTGCTCGTAACTTTAAACGTGTCTTCACACTTGCTGATACTATCAAAGTTGTCGGAGCTGACGTTGTAGATGGACTGTTACTAATTGGTCTTGAAAACGTTGTGCCTGAAGAAGAGAAACCCCAAACAATTAATCTTGGTGAATTTACTAAATCTGCTAAGAAGATCTTGTTAGGTTAATATAATGAATAGGGGACTTCGGTCCCCGACTATGGAGAATAAATTATGGCAAACGTGTCAAAAATGAACAAAAAACAATTAATTGCCCACGGCAAAGCATTAGGAATCAAATTTGATGAAGGTATGGTCAAAAAGACTATGGTTCAATTGATTAAAAACCCACCTGCGAAACCTACTAAGATCGTAGGCAAACCAGTAACACAATCTAAAGTGAAAACAATCACAACACCACAACCAAAAGGTTTTTGGCAATCTATCAAAGACTTTTTCGGAGTATAGTATGGATGAGGTTAAAATTGTAAGACTCACCACGGGTGAGGAACTGCTATGTAAGATGGATCCTGCCATGACGTTAGGTGAAGGCAAATCAATTCTGATAAACACACCAGTACTAATTCTACCTACTGCTGATGGCAAATTAACATTCATGCCATACATGCCATATGCTGATATCAAAGACTTGATTGTCAAAGAACGTAGTGTGATGTTTATTGTCGATCCTACTGAAGAGTTGGCAGCACAGTATAGAAATATGATTGGTGATGTTGTTATCCCACCTAAACCTAAAATCGTGGTTTAAACTTTACTTTTGGGGAGTTATATTATATAATATAAGTAATGAATAAATTTTACACGAACTTTTACCAACGAGGTAATAACGTCTATATTCGTGGATATAAAGATGGCAAACGTTTCAGAGAAAAGATCTGGTACAAACCATCACTGTTTATTTCCACTAACAAAGACACCGAATTCAAAAACATTAAAGGTGAACCAGTTGATGCTGTTGTTCAAGAATCTATGGGTGATGCCAGAAAATTCTTTCAAAAGTATGATGTAGTTTCTAACTTTGAAGTCTGCGGAACTACTCAGTATGCATACTCTTGCATCAATGAGCAATTCGATAACTCATTCAACCAAGAAGATATTGTAGTTGTAAACTTCGATATCGAGGTTGCATCGGGTGATGGTTTCCCTAGTCCTGATGAAGCATCTCAAGAAGTGACTGCAATCACTGCTAGTTATAAAGGTATCTACTACACTTTCGGATGTCAAGACTACACGGTTAAACGTGAGGACAACAAGTATATCAAGTGTCATGATGAGAAACATTTACTACATCGTTTCCTTCAGTTTTGGCAGAGTGCCGATCCAGATATTATCACAGGTTGGAATGTCCGATTCTTCGATATCCCATACTTAGTGAATAGGATGCGTAAGTTACTCGGTGAGAAGCAAACTAAAAACTTCTCACCTGATGGATTAATCAAAGAACATATTCAAACGGTATTCAATCGTGAACAGACTGAGTATGAGTTGTGTGGTATTACAACTCTGGACTATCTAGAAGTGTATAAGAAGTTTACTTATTCTCAACAAGAGAGTTATAGACTTGACCATATTGCTCACGTAGAGTTGGGTGAACGGAAGTTGGACTACTCTGAAGTGGATAGTTTGTACCAATTATATGAAACTGACTATGAAAAGTTTATTGACTACAACATCAAGGACGTTGAGTTAGTTAATCAGATTGAAGAGAAGATGAAACTTCTAGACATGGTAATCGCACTTGCATACGATGCTAAAGTGAACTATATTGATACGTTCAAGCAAGTACGAATGTGGGATGTATTAATCAATAACTACCTGCTTGAAAAAGGTGTCATCGTTCCACCTAAGAAGGATGTTGAAAAGAAAACTCAATTTGCTGGTGGTTATGTTAAAGCACCTCAGGTTGGGATGCATGATTGGGTGATGAGTTTTGACTTGGCATCCCTGTATCCGCATCTGATAATGCAGTATAATATTTCACCCGAAACCTTTTTGGTTGGTGAGTATCAAGATTTAACTGTAGATGGAATCATCGATGGTAAGTTTGAGAAGACTGATGACTGCTTATCCGCAAGTGGATATTCATATCGAAAAGATAAGCAAGGGTTTCTTCCTGAAATGATGCAACGGTTATATGACGATCGTGTTATTTACAAGAAGAAAATGTTAGAGTCTTTAACTAAACTTGAAGAACTGACTAAGTCAGGTGGTGACATAACTCAAGTGACTAAGGATATCTCTAAGTACAAGAACCTACAACTAGCAAAGAAAGTACAGTTGAACTCTGCCTATGGTTTCCTAGGTAATCAGTATGCTAGGTTCTTTGACGTAAGGATTGCTGAAAGTATTACGTTATCTGGTCAGTTGTCAATCAAATTCATTGCTAAGAAACTTAATGCATATCTGAATAAGTTATTAAAGACTGATGAAGACTATGTAATTGCTGTTGACACCGACTCAGTATATTTGAAGT